AGAGAAAATCTCTGGCTCACGTACAAGCAATGCCAGGAGGCCGGCGGCCAAGTCCGCAAGGGCGAGAAGTCTACGCCCGGCATCTACGTCAACAAGCAGGTGATAGAGAAAAACACCGAGGAAGAGCGATTGGTGCCGTTCATGCGCCAGTTCTCATTGTTCAACGTGGCCCAGTGCGACGGGCTTCCCCAGAACGAGCCCGAGCCTGAACTGCCCGAGCATGAGCGCAACGAGCGGGCCGAGGCATTCTTCGACGCGATAGGCGCGACGACGAGATGGGGCGAGCCCAAAGCCGCCTACTCGCCGAGCCTCGACCTCATCGTGATGCCGGAGCGCGGCGCGTTCCATAATCCCGAAAGCCTGTACGCCGTCTGGGCGCACGAGCACATCCACTACACCGGCCACAAGACCAGGCTCGACCGCGACCTCAAATCGCGGTTCGACCAGGACGCCTACGCCTTCGAGGAGCTCGTGGCGGAGATAGGAGCCGCCATGACCTGCGCCCATCTGCAAATCAAGGGAGAGCTCCGCCATGCGAGCTACGTCGACCATTGGCTCAAAGTGCTCAAGCGGGACAGCCGAGCGATACTATCGGCTGCAAGTATGGCGTCGAAAGCGACCGACTACCTCGGCTCCTTCTCAGAAGACAAGCGGGAGCAAGCCGCATGACCCGCCTCAACCGCGCCTACGTCAAAAGGCTCGAAGACCTCATCCTCAGACTGGATGACACGTTATCCGAGCTTGACCCCGCGCACGCTACGGCAGGCATGGAGCGCGACATGCCTTTGCTCCGCAGAGAGACCGACCGCATTCGCGCGGGACGAAGCACGCGCAAAAAGTGCAAGCAAAAGTGACTACCGACATCCCGCGCAAATGCGGGATGTTTTTTGCGCCCTAAGTAAACTTGTTGACTAAAAAAGATAGGAACAAGGGACGGCGCCCGGCGTTTCGGACCGCATGCGCACGTTCCGCTATTTTTTCACCGACCTGACGGAGTTCAGATCGAGGGGCGAGAGTTCCGGCCTGCTGGACGAGGAACGACTCCTGCGGGGCATTGAGAAACTCGTTGAGGCAGAGGCAGACCTGGCTATAGAACGGCCCTGCTTGCCGAGTCGCAAACCCCTGACCCGGAGCTGCGCATCACGCAGGGTTCTTCGATGCGTTTCAAGATGAGCGCTGCGGCGGGAATTGGCATCGATTGGAGGTCGGGTATGTTTAGAAGCTCAATGATCGTTTCTGCCGTGCTAGCTGTTTCGGCGACCGCGGCCTTTGTGTCTGTGCCCGCGATCTTGAAGTCCGAGCCGGCCATTCCGGAAGCGACAAGCGCTGACCAATCCCAGGGCCGCAACTGGGACGCCTATTCAGTCGCCGATTATTACGGCGGCGAGTACGACTGGCCGAGGCTGAAGCTCGCAGATCCGGCGACGAGGCAGAGCATCATTCACGCCATTGTCCCGCAGATTGAAAGCCTCGCGCCTGACCGCCTGGCGCGCCTCGCGAAGCAGGAGGATTTCTGCTCCGGGCCTTACTCGATCAAATGCTTTGGGATACCGACCAGCAAGCTGAGGGGATACGTCGAATGGTCCCTTGGCAGGCATAGCCATAAGATGGCTGCCCGGTTTGCTGAGGCAGCCCAACGCCTAGCGGCTTCCGAAGAGTAGGCGAGATAGCCTCCGCCGCTCGTCTGCCCCGGGGATGAAGCGAGCCCCTGTGTTTGCGGCCCTCCACCCTTGCGTGAATTCCGCAGCTATCCCCCTCTCCCCACACTTATCCCCATACTCGTGCTTAACGAGCGGTCGTGTGCTATACTGGCGCTAGGTTCGCAGGGCTTATTAGTAAACAAATTTATCGTATGGAATATTCACAGACGGGCGGTGACACATTCGCCGTCTACGGCCTTAATTCCAGCCGCAAGTCGCGGCTCGTCGCTTTCCTGCTCGCTTTCTTCCTCGGCATGTTCGGCGCTCACCGCTTCTACGCCGGCAAAACCGGCACCGCGATAGCGCAGCTCATCCTCTCGATCACCGTCGTAGGAATGCTGATATCCGGCCCCTGGGTATGCGTCGACTGGATCGTCATACTCTGCGGCGGCTTCAAGGACGATATGGGGCGCAAGATTACACGCTGGGACAACTAACGTTCAAATGGCAAAGCAAATGCGAGGCTTCGCGCTCATGAGCCTGGAGAAGCGGCGCGAGGCCGCTGCCAAGGGCGGACGGGCGCAGGGCAAGAAGAACAATTCAGGCAACTTCGCTCATAATCCTGCTCGCGCGGCGAAGGCGGGCGCAAAAGGCGGCAAGGCGAAGCGCAAGGCTTAGCAGCCTCACTCTATTCGCATTGATAGAAATCCGTCTTTCGCTCGAAGCCTTTGAGAATTGGACTATAACGACGGCCCAGGGTCGTGAGCTTGGGATCTAAATTGCGCGAGATGCATTCGAAGTCCTTCATGTTGCCCGACCACACGTTCATCAGCCATACGCGCCAATAGTTGTTGCCTGAATAGCCGCATCCTAACGGCGAACGATACCAAGCAGTATTTGGGCGGCCGCCCGACGTTTCCCATTGCATCGTTTCGATGCAATCACGGTAGTTGTTCTTACCTACGAACCACCATGCGAAACGACCACCCTCTTTCCTCGTAGCATAGCCAGTCCAAGGCGTTTCGTTTGCTTCCTCGAATGGATTACAGCCGCTCACTAGTATGCTGATTAGAAGCACCAATAGAATGCGCACGAACCACCTCATCTCGGCCAGCCGGACCACTCCCCTACCCTATCGGACGTCTGTCTCCTACCCCTGTCCCATAAGGAAAAGGACATGTCCCTGACCGATCAACAATCTCCGTATGATGGATAAATTCTCAAACAAGCAGCGCTCGCGGGCCGGCGGCAAGAGGTGCCCCGAGTGCATGACGCACACGTGCTATCCGCTCAAGTTCTGGGGCGTCGTTTCGACGAACCGATTTGTCTGCGAGTGCGGGCGCGTCGTCGACGGCAAGGGCCATAGGATTAAGCGCCGCGTGCTACGATAGGGCTGATGGCGAAGAAAAAGGCGAAGGCCGCGCCCGAGCAGGAGAGCGACCTCAATCTCAAGCGCGAACTGTTTTGCCAATATTATGCGCAAGGCACCGGTACGTTCGGCAACGCGACGCTTTCTTATGCCGCGGCATATGAGATTGACCTTGGAGATACGACGCGTCTGGACAAACTGGGGTATGTGCTAGTTGCCCCCTCATACCGGGCCAAATACCAGACCTGCTCAGTCAACGGCTCGCGGCTGCTAAGGGATGCTAAGGTTCAAAGCCGGATCAGGGTTCTCCTGAACGAGCTTCTCAAGGACGACATCGTCGACGCCGAACTTGCCAAGCTCATCATGCAGGACGGCGACCTGCAGTCGAAGGTCCGCGCCATCAACGAGTACAACAAGGTCCGCGGCCGCATCATCGACAAGACGCGCGACGTGACCGAGCGCTTCGCGATGGACGACATCCGCGAGCTGCTCGCCCCGCTCCCGCAGGAGCGGCAAGACGAGATATATGCAATCCTCACCAACGCTGTCGCAGAAGCAGAGGCTCTCCGAGGCGCAGCGCAAGTTCAAGAAGGTCATACTCAGCAGCCCTGAGGCGATCCGTCGCCGCTACGGCGCGAAGCCCATCACGCTGCTGAAGTTCATCGACCCCGACATGCTGTTCCCGCGCAAGCTGCGGACGATCTTCGCGTGCCTGTGGCTGCAGCAGGACCTGCAGGGCCGGCCGGCGAACCGCTTCATCATCAAGGGGCCGCGCGGCGGCGGGAAGAGCAAGATGCTCGGCGCGCTCGGCTTCGTGCGCTGGTTCCTCAAGCAGCGCAACATCGTCAACCTGGGCGGCTCGCTCGAGCAGGCGACCGGCGTCTACCGCTACTTCACCGACTTCATCTTCGTGTGCGACGCGATCCTCGAGGCCCTTCCCAAGGAGCCCACCATGCTGCGCACCAGCACCGACAAGGGCAACTACTACCGCGCCGTGGCGGCGTCGCAGAAGCAGGTCCGCGGCCCGCACCCCGACGACCTCAACATCGACGAGGCGTGCGAGGCGAAGGACGAGATCATCCTCTCGGCGCTGCCGATGATCGACACGGCGGAGAACCCGCTCGTGGTGCTCACCTCGACCTTCCATAAGATATTCGGCTTCTTCCAGGAGACCTGGGACCGCGCGGACGAGCTCGGCTACACCCGCCTCTCCTGGGACATCTTCGACGTGACGAAGAGCTTCGACCCGGCGATATGGGACGACGAGAAGCTCAACCGCGAGATACCCGACCTCGCGGACCTCATGAAGCGCGCGGCCGGGCGCACCGGCGATCCCGAGGGCTGGGTGCCCGTCGCCAACATCGTCCAGGCGTGGCGCGAGAAGTCGTCCATCGACTGGTTCGACGTGGAGTACATGGGCCTGCGGCCGTCGGCGGAGGGCATGGTCAACGATCCGGAGGACGTGGATTTCTGCGTCAGCGCGTACGACGAGGCGGAGCACGCCTACGTACCCGGCGCCGAGACGGCCGGCGGGCTCGACTGGGGCTTCCAAGGGCAGACCGCGTGGGACGTGGAGATGGCGCACAAGGACGGCGTGCTGGTGCAGCTGGAGATGGGCATCTACACGCAGGTCCGCTCCGGCGTCATCATCAAGGACATCGTCTCCGACGTCCTCAAGTACCGCATACGGACGATCCACGCCGACGGCTCGCACCCGTTCGAGAACGCGGACCTGCGCGCCGAGATCAATAAGGCCATCCGCGAGCTGCCCGAAAAGGAGCAGTTCCGCTGCACGCTCGTCGAAGTCCCGTTCGGCCGGCCCGTGCAGCACGTGAAGACAGACGGCAAGAAGGACAAGGGCAAGCGAACGGGCACCGAGAAGGAGGAGATGCTCGGCAACTACCGCGCCTACTTCTCCCGTCGCCTCAACCGCATCCCGGCGCAGTTCAAGGAGGCTATCTGGCAGCACAAGCGGTACCGCTACCAGAAGGGCAGCGACAAGCCGATGAAGGAGGATGACCACTGCCCGGACGCCAAGATGCTCGCGCAGCGCCGGTGGATGCTCGGCAAGTCCAAGAGCTCGCTGCCGCCCGAGCCGCCTCCGCCGCGCCGCTCCGAGACCGTGACCGGGGGATTGCTCGACGAGCAGTTCTAACCGCCGTGCTACCATTGCCCTATGCAGGACGATCCTATCATTGCAGAGCTTCAGGCGATCTACCCGACGTGCGAGATAGTTGAGACTACCGAAGCGAAAGGGGCTTCTGCTCGATATTTCCGCTATTTCGAGATGCGCGAGCGCAGCTCGAGGATGAACGCCACGTATTTCTATCGCCATGCGCGTCCGGGATACGAGCACCTGCAGAATGACCATAGCCCTCTCGAGGAGATAGCGAGCCGCGTTTAAAATACGGGTGCTATCATATCGCCATATGGCCACGCGCAAGCCCGCCCCACCCAAGAGCAAGGACAGGAAGGCGGCGCTTACAGAGCTCGGCGACAGCGGGACGCGCCTGTTCGACGGCGTCATCAGCGAGGAATACAACGCCAAGCTTCAGGACGTGCGCGGCGTCGCGGTGTACGACGAGATGCGGAAGTCCGACGGCACCGTGCGCTCGCTCGTGCTCGCCGTCACCCTGCCCGTGCGCGCCGCCAACTGGTTCATCAAGCCGGCGAGCGAGGACGCGCAGGACCAGGAGATTGCGGAGTTCGTGAAGGACGCGCTCTTCAATGCGCCGAAATTCACGTTCGACGACTTCCTGCGCCATGCGCTCCTTTCGCTCCCGTTCGGCGTGATGCCGTTCGAGAAGGTGTTCGGCACCCGCGCCATCGAGGGCAAGGAGCGCATCGCGTGGGACAAGCTCGCGCCGCGCATGCCGCGCTCGATCCAGAAGTGGGCCATCGCCGGCGGCGCCTTCGGCATCACGCAGAACACGTCAGAGGGCAAGCCCGTCGGGATCCCGGGCGACAAGCTCATCGTGTTCGTCAACGAGATGGAGGGCGAGAACTGGTGGGGCGTTTCGATCCTGCGCGCGCCCTACAAGCACTGGTTCATCAAGAACACCATCTACAAGATCGACGCTATCGCATTCGAGCGCCAGGGCCTCGGCGTGCCGTACGCGAAGCTGCCTGAAGGCGCCACGGCGAGCGACCAGGCGAAGGCGGAAACGATCCTCAAGAACCTGCGCGCCAACTCGCACGCCTACATCGTCGAGCCGCACGACTTCGAGATCGGCTTCAAGGACATGCAGTCCGACAAGACGCGCGACCCGCAGAACTCCATCGCCCACCACAACCGCGAGATCATGAAGTCCGGCCTCGCGCAGTTCCTCGAGCTCGGCGCCGCGTCGAGCGCCGGCACGTCGGGCAGCCGCGCCCTTTCCGAGGACCACTCCGACCTCTTCCTGCAATCGCTCGAGGCGGTGGCCAGGAACATCGCCGCGACCTTCAACAAGCAGGCTATCAAGGAGCTCGTCGACCTCAATTTCGATAACGTGCAGGCGTACCCGGCGCTGGACTTCGAGGGCATAACCGAGACCGACGCGAAGGCGCTGTCCGACGCGTACAAGACGCTGGTCGACACGGGCGCCGTGACGCCGCAGGACGCCGACGAGGACTACTTCCGCGACGTGCTCAACCTGCCGGAATTCGACGAGGCGGGCCGGCGCGAGAAGCCGGCAGCGAAGGTCACCGTTCCCCCAGAACAGGACCCTGAAGGCGACGAAGCGGACATGAGCGAGCCGCATTCAAAAAAAAAAGAGTTCGCCGAGGGCGGCTTTAAGCCGTACCGCGCGCTGACCTTCGCCGAGGGCAAGGTGAACTTCGAGGGCCTGCAGAAGAAGATCGACGAGCTCGAGGCGCAGTTCGATAAGGAGACTGCGGCCCTGCTTCATGAAGCGCGCGACAGGTACATGAAGGCGTTCACCCGCGCGGCGCACGCCGGCGACGCCCAGGCCATCAAGGACGCGACGCTCAAGGTGCAGGCGGAGCTTTCCCGCATCATCAAGAGCGCCACGCAGAGCGCGTTCGTCTACGGCAAGAACACCGCCGCGAGGGAGCTCGGCGCCGACGCCCCGCCGAACCCGGCCGCCACGCTCAAGCAGATCGACATCCAGGCCGCCGCCATCGCCGACCAGCAGATCACCGAGATCACAAGCGACAGCAAGAACGCCTACGTCGAGGCGCTCAGCAAGGGGGCCTCGACCACGCAGGCCCTCGCCGCGGCAGACGCCGCTGCTTCAGCCGCCATCGACCGCGTCACCCGCAACGCCTCGCGCATCCTCATGGCCGGCCACATCAACTACGGCCGCGGCGTCGTGTTCGACAGGGAAAGCGACAGGGTCTACGCGCTGCAGCGCTCCGAGCTGCTCGATTTCCGCACGTGCAACTACTGCCTCTCGATCGACGGGCGCGTGTTTGAGAAGACCGACCGGCAGTTCGGGGCGCTCGGCCCCGTGCATTCCAACTGCCGCGGCATCAACGTGGCGATCCTCATGGACGAGCACGAATTGCCGAAGATTACCGGCATCCCGCAGTCGCTCCGCAAGCGCATCGGCGACACGGTTAACGACGTGGAGCAGCCGAAGGCGCCTATTACTAATAAGGGCACGCCCGCGCGCGAGGAGGCGGACAAGCGCGAGGAGCGGAAAAACCAATGAGCCTTTTGCCTGAAGTAGAAAACGGCCGGCTTGCCGGCATGCCGCCGGCGTTCAAGAGCCGCGACAGCCTTTATCGTGAGCGCGGAGAGCTTATCGAGCAGATGACCGGCATATCGCCCAAGCTGGAGCTCTACGCGAAGCTCTGTAAGCGTGTCGCTGAAATTGACGGGTTGCTGGGCGGCAATACCGTTGCCGAGCTGTCGCATGCGAGACACGAGCCGCGCGGCCCGGTGACCGTCTCTAACGTTCGCGCGAAGCCGAAGCACGACAGCCGCAGCCACAACATTCCGCGCACCGCGTTCTACTAGGTTATCAACATATCCCCTCGTTATCCCCACCCGTGCGGTATGATTGGGCCATGAAGCACGGGGAGCACGATAGCAAAAAGCGAATCGCGTTTCCGATCCAGCTCTTCCAGGAGGGATCGGCCTTTGCTGAGATTACGGATGAGATCCACGTCGTCCCGACGGGCGAGTGGGAGCATCCGGTGTACGGCGAGATGAGGATCACGTCGGCCGACATCGCCGAGTTCAAGAGGAACTTCGACGACAAGGTCCGGCTGAAGCTCCCCATCACCGCCGGGCACGACAACGGCATGAGCGGCGGCGAGCTGCCGGCGATCGGCTGGTTCAAGGAAGTCGTCGACCGCGGCGTCAACGGGCTGTACGCGTTCGTGGAATGGACGGAGGAAGGCAAGAGGCTGCTGGCAGACGGCGCCTTCAAGTACTTCTCGCCCGAGTTCTACGAGCAGTATTCGGACCCG